GTACCAGACGAGGTAAACGCCGTGGTAACCACAATTTCCACTTCTTCGATCAAAGCACCAGCCGGAAGCTGGACACCACGAGCACCGGGGTTACCCACGGAGCCCACGATAGCAGCAGTAGCACTCAGCAGCTCGGTGTACGGGATAGTCACAGAGACTTCCTTAGTAGCACCGTCTACGTTGTAAGCACCACCAGCAGCGGTATCAGCTTCTTCCCGGCCAAATTTGACGAACAAGCCGTCACTATTCATCCAAGACATTTTAGTTCTCCTTTCCTATGTTACTTAAACCTGGTCAGTGTCGGTAACGACAATGCACATGTTTTCTGGACGGAAGAACTTGAAGCCGTAGCGGCAAGTCGTGACGTATTCCTCACGCTGACGATCCTTGTTAAACTCGGAGTCAACCTTCGGTGCCTGACGGACGTTACCCACAATCGGGAGGACATCCGATGCAGCAGAGAAGAAGAGGTTGTTCACACCAGCAGCAGCCGTAGGCGTGCCAATCTGCTCAGAGGCAGTATTGACATGCAGGTTCTGCGAGGTGTAGACGTCGAAACCGTAGACGTTCATAGAGAACTTCATACCAGCAGCCGACATACCATCACGAACAATGCCTTCCCACTTCGGGTTGTTAGACACGTTCACGAGGTTAGCAAGCGTAGACAGCTCAAACTCCACCGAAGGGTGAACAATTGCAACCAGATTCGTCATCGGTACGTTAGCCATATCCAGAGCATAACGAGCCTTAGCGAAATCTTCCAGAGCAATTACTTCGTTGGTACCCGAACCAATCCAGCGGTGTTCTGCACCGTTGATCGTGTTCGTGTTTGCGGTCGTCTGGCCTGCGGTACCAGCCGGGGTAGGCTGCTTCAGGATATCAATTTCCATCGACTTGGCCAGAGCACGAGCCTGCTTAGGCACGAACGAAGCGACCAGACGATCCATGTAGAAACTGTCCTGCTTCATCTTCTCGGTGATATAGGTCGCGGACGACTTGTAATCAGTGATCGAGAAGGTGAAGTTACCGGTATCCATCGCGTTGTAGACAACAGACGAATCTTCCGTGTAGTCGTTGACTTCAGCCTGACCGATAGACGGGATATTAATCGTATCGCCATCCGGGAAGTCAGTGATCATGTCAACATATTTGGTGCCCATCAATTCATCTTCGAGAACCTCTTTCAGGCGAGCCGACCAGAGATTACTGCGAATAAGATGATCATTGGAGCCAGTCGTAAAACCAGACATCTCTTATTCCTTTCTATTAATCGAAGAAGGACGCACCCATCTTCTGAGCATCTTTGTGCATCTGGACAGTCAACTTGGGGTCAAACCGCATCTTGGGATTTTCCTTGAAAATCTTTTCGTAGTACGAATTGTTTCGTACCTGCGTACCCGAGTCTAGGGCCTGAGTATTAAAGGAAGACTGGGGTGGAACAAATCCAGTGCCACCCTTAGGTGCACTCTGGTTAAGTCCGACGAGGTTGTAGAAAACCTTCGGTGATACTTCAGCCTGCTGCTGCAGGTATTCCTTGGTTACACCTAGTTCCCTAGCCTTGTCTTCCAGCCACTTAGGAGCAGTAGCCCCTACCTTCTCGGAAAGAGTCCGAGACACTTCAAGCCTGTTCTGTTGCGCTTTCGACATGCGATCACGCTCATCCAGAAGTTTAAGAAGCTCTTCCTTGGATAGACCTTCCATTTTCTGTGTAGTTAGATCATCGTTTCCACCACCGTTTTCGTTCGGAGTCTGGTGTGACCCCTCATTACTTGGTGCCTGGTTGGCTAGCTGAGCGTTCAATCGGTCTGCAATCTCTTTAGCCGTTTCACGCTGGTCAAGTTCTTTACGGAACTCATCCAGCTTCTTCTCCAGAGTTTGGATGTAGTTGTCGGATTCCCACTTGCCTTTGGCGAGTTCTTCGGGATCTTTGAACTTCTTTCCTTCTCCTACAAGAGTGTCGAAGAATTTCTCTGGTACCTGCGTATTGGTCGTATCGTCAGGCTGTTGGTTGAATACGTCTTCGGTCATAAGCGTATTACTTCCTTTCTAAGAATTCGAGCAGTCTAAGCATTTGTCTAGCGTAGTCCTGCTTCCCGTTTAAATGTGCTTGTCGGAAGTGCCAGCTAGGAGAATCGTAGTCTGTCTCCACCACCTTCTGGAAAAATTCCAGATCTTCCTCAAGTATTGTCTTTAACCTGGATAGTACGATGTGAGAGTTCCTCACAAGTTTTTCCAGACCTTCTTTCTTTTCTCCCTGTAAGCCTTTAGTCCAGCGAGTGTTGAGGTTAGACACCTTCGATGTCTCCCGGAGTCAGCTCTACGTCATCAGGCGTGAGACCGGCAGGAGTAATCGCATTACCGAGTACCTCCTCTTGCTGGACACCCTGAAGCTTCTGAGCCTCTGCCTGTTCCTGCATCCTGATGTAGGGTTCAAACATGTCGTACTGCTCTGCATCCAATACGGTGTTTACCATCTCAGCAAGACGGATAGACGAAAGGTGCATACGTACTTCTGGGTCTGAACCGATACCCGATTGGTAGAATTGGTTGATGTTCTGTACGAATTCTGCTTTCTCCGCAAAGTGACGAGCTGCTACCGGCTTGATTCGGCCTGAGCCTGTAATGTCAACTGGGGTAAGCTCTTCGAATACAGCCAACTGAACCTCGTCATCAATCACTCGGATAACAGTCTTGGACATATTCCTTGCAGCAAGATCCAGCATGTAGTTCAGGAGGGGTTCGGTTACCTGCTCTTCGAACTGTGCAATCTTGCTCTGGAAGATACGAGAGGCAGCATTCTCTAGGCGCTGTACCTCGTACTTTGTCTTCTCACCCGGAGTACGGAAACCCATAGCTTCCTTGGGAGAGCCAGACATTTCCTCCATACGCTGTTCGTAGGAAGAAATCTCGATGTTAGTTGTTACAGGGTTAAAATCAGGGAGTACAACGTCGATGTCACCGTCGTCACCCAGGTAAATCTTCTCCATCGGGCCCCAAGTAAAGTCTTCTACGTAGCCCTTAATCTTCAGAGGAGGCAGAGTAGTCAAGTCTACCATATCTGCCTTCTGGTTTTCGATGCTGTCGATGCGATACTGCATACCAATCAGGTTATCCAGAGGCCCCATGCCCCAGAGGTTATCCTGTCGGACACGCCAGACAGCAGAAGCAAAGGAAGGGTGACCAATAAAGGAGGAATTAGCTTCCTTATAGAGTACCTTGTGGCGGTCCACCACGACGATTTTGTAGTTCTCGTGTAGGTTATCAGCTTCTTGGTCGTAAAAGTCGCCGTAGAACGTCAAAACCTCTACGTAATTGCTATCCAGGTAGTGTTTGTAGGAGTCGAATCCGTCTACAACGTAGTATTCGTCCTTTGTGGTGTCTACTCCGGTGTAGTTAGCAGCCTCTTGGCGTACATTCCTGATGTAGTCGTAGACAGCTTTGGCTTCTTCGTATTGCTGGGCGTCTGAAGAAAGACCTTCGATGGTCTTCTTGAGTTCCCCTAGAGTAACAAGGCTGCGTACAATCTTGGGAGTATTCTGGAAAGAGGTGGCTACCGGATTGAACACGATATCAATTGGGTTAATACGGCGAAGCTTGGGGCCTACATACCCTACCTGCATACCACCCGGGCGTTCTACCCGTTCGTCAGACCACTCGACAGTACCGATACAGATACCGTAGTCGATGTAGTCCAGAACAAGCTTACCCATCTCTTCCTTGAAGGAACGGTGGGATACCACCCACTGCATGTAGTTGGAAATGGTATCCTGCTTCTCTTGGTCTTCTTCAGAGTCACCTTCCCAGATCATCCACTTCCGCTTAGGGAACATGCTAGCCATATAGTTGGCGTAGAGGTTGTCCCGGATCTGGCAGACCTTAGGGATGTGGGTGGTGTTTTTCCAAGGAAGACTGGAATTGGTCGTGTGGGAGGTATCCGTAGCATAGATGTAGTTGCGGATTTCTTTCCACTCGCTCACCCTGTTCTGGCGGGAGTTGTTCCACGAATGCCAGTATTGAGAGATTCGACAGCCAAGAGCATCCTCTATGATCAAATCTTTTAGTTCTAGAGTTTCACCGGCCACTATCTATACCCTCCAAAGCGGGAAGCTTTCTGAAATGTTTTCAAACTTGATGTAGTACTGTGCATTCTCGAAGGAGGAACTGCTGCGTCTACCGCACTAGCCAAAGCATCCTTAACGTCGTCGTGCGGTGGATTCTGAAGTACTAACTCTTCCTCCAGTACTTGGCAGTTACCGCCGTGGTAGTGCCACATCTGGCGATTCGAATACCGAGGTTGTAGTATCGCTTCGATGCGCTCTTCTTTAGAGCCTTGCGCCCTATGCGGCTTAAAGTCTTCGATACTGAGTACCAGTCCATGCCTTCGTATGTAGTTATCCTTGAGGTCTTTAACGATAACCTGTTGTGCTGAGGTTACTTCTGCTCTGAGTTTCCTGAAGTCCCACTTCTGGTGGAGTCTGAGGATGTGGTCGAAGTAATCCGAGATCTTGTCAGTCTTGAAACGCTCAATATCAAGCACATAATAGTTGTGATCAGAATCAACCCCGACAACCACAATACAAGTATAGTCAGCCCTGCGTCGTAGACTGAATGCGAAGTCAACTGCAGCAAAGACATTCAGTCTCCTTCCCTTGTAGAACCAGCTACCACCAGAGCGACTAAGAAAGGCTTTGTCGTAGTACTGGAAGTATTCTGGGTCGATTGCGTTGTTATCTGGGTCATTCGGGTTGTTGTAGTACTGAGCACGAAACTGCATCCTGTCGAGATACTGTGCTCTTTTCTTCGACAGTACTGCAGAGTCGAAGCCGAACCACTTACCGTCGTACCTCTGCATCTTGGGCCACAGGAATTCCCCGGTTCCGTCACCTCTGTCTTCTACTTGTCTTTCCATAGTCTCGTAAAGAGGGACTGTACGGACTACTTCTCCTTCTTTGTTGTACTCTTCGTACTCCATTGCCTGGAGGTCGTTGTAGAGGTCTTTTGGGTGGTATCTTGTTCCGACAACCCACTCTCTAGGATCAGATCCTTCAATTGACGAAAGAAGGCTGTATTGGGATCTGACTTTCTCTCGCCCATCTTCTGTGTAAGCGTTCTCCCTAACTACGACGTCATCCAGAACGGCAATATCGCAGTGTAGCCCGGTAATTGTAGTAGTAAGCCCCGCTGTAAAGATACTTGGGTCTCGAATAGCCTCAGCTTTGCGCTTTGGGTGGTCAACAGAAATTTCAGTGTTAGTCCATTTTTCACGTTTTGATTCCTCTGGATTAATCATCTCAGGCCAGAATCGGTTATAAATCTTGCTAGTGAGAATTTGCTTTATGAAGCCTAGCTGCTTCTCAGCAAGGTTAGAAGTACTAGAGATATACAAGATGCGGTAGTGAGGGTTTCTCGTGAGTTCCCATGCCACCCGATAGGCCACTAGGGCTGATTTACCGTGGTCACGCGGCAGAAGTAAAAGCTGGTGACTCTTCGCATCATCTCTAGTCCACCACCGGATCACCTCCTCGTGTACTGCTCCTAGAACCCTCTGAGGGTGTACGAGCTTTATGAAGTTTACCAAGTCTGCTTCTGCTGCTGCACGGATTTGGTCTACCGTAGCTTTACTCAAAGGATGGTCTCCTTAACGGGGTCTTATGTCTATGTCAAGAATTCGTTTCTGTGTAAGAACTTTCTTGTAGAAAACTCCTAGACACCTGTATGTAAGTTTCTTGTGGATTACCATAGTATGGGCTCCAAAAGGGATTGTTCCTGTTACTTTCCAAGTAGTCCAGTCTGAATCACCTGTACCCCAGTTATCCTGTCTGAGGTTTCTCTGGTGGCTTTCGCCTACGTTACTCTCTACTATCGTAATGCTGTCTTCAATTCTGCAAATAAGTTCAGAAGGGAAAGGCTTTCTGGATACGTTAGAATACTCAAACTTTGTAGGAGAGATAGTTCTTACGTAGGCGTCTCCCTGTTCCAGAGGTGAGAAAGAATAGACAAACCAGAGTGTGCACCAAATAAAAGCCAACATAGGCCACCACTTGAGCACGAACCGACTTTTCCAGCGGACTACTTTATGAATAGTTTCCATATCTCACCTAAAGCAATCTCGCCTGAAACTACTACCTTGAACAGCAGGACAACAGCTACCATGTAGAAGATACCCTTGAGTACCTTATTTAACCAGATGCCGAAGGCACCAAACTTCTCCAGACTGGTAGAGGCTCCATCCAAGAAAACTACGATAGATAGCAGCCTACCTGACTTCATAAGGGTCTGCCACTTTTCCCTCTCCTGCTGAGGGAAGGCTGCAATTATAGCCCTCCACTCCTCAAGCTCCTCGTCTGTCAACCTGTCCGTCATACATGTACTTACCCGTTAGATAGAGTTACCACCAAGCCACTCGTGGTGTGGCAGGTTGTTGTTGCGTAGCCACTCGAATACGTCTGCAGCCCGGAAGAGGCGTACAGAGTCTATCTCATAGTAGGGCAGGGTACCCATAGTACCCGGTGTGCCGTTCTCCTTGACGTACTTGGCAATGCGATTGCGACCCCACTGTTCTAGCTGGTCATCCTCTACCCAATCTGGGTCGCCCAACTTGATGAGTTGGTTATCGAAGAACTCTCCGTAGACACGAACGAGTGCGACAAAGCCGGGCAGGAATGTTGGCGGTGTCAGCTCATTGCCATCGCCGTCATAGGTTCCCTCGGCCGTCATCAGCTTACCAGAGCCAGCCCACCAGCAATACGTCAGGCCGGGGCGGTTGACCCAGACAGGATTGCCCTGCTCGTCTACACCCTGCTGCTGTTGAAGCGGGTTAGCGGGTGGATTGGTGCGGGCGAAGTTGGCAAAGTCAGCTTTGGTATTCGCCCACATTACGAGATCTATAGCCATACGAAGAGTTCCTTACGTGCTCGCTGTTGCTATGCCGGTGTCGCCAAGGTCAACTGCCCACTGGCGGAATAGGGTGATGTTGCCGTTTAGCTTGTACCCGCTCTCAAAGTTGACCGCAGACAAGTTATCCAGCGTTGTTGGGGTGCTGTTTTCTGTTGCGGCAGTTCCTGCACTGGCACCATTCAATGCGCTTGATGTGTGTCTAGCAGCAATGTTGAATGCTACATTTACGCCAGCAGCAAGTTCGCTTGCGCTGCCGCTAACTGCATCGTTTGTTCCGGCGTCCTCTTGCTCCCAAACCCAACCGCCAGTTCCGCCTGTGTCGGTATCAAGAGCCGCTGAAATGAAGTTGCTCGCGTCAGTAAACCAGCGATAGGGGATTACTTCACCAGACGCGCCATCTCCATCAACAGATGTCGTCAAATCCGTATAATCCATCGTCCCCTTCATGTGGAAAGACATCGCACTAGTGCTTGCCGACATATTAGCAGCAGCAATCGTCAGTGTCTCCGCAGCACGGGCGACAGTACCGCCAGAAGTGGGGATATAGCTTGAAGGAGTATATGCGTTAAGCTCCATTTGCGCCCCGTAAACTAGCATCGTCTTGTTTGTACCAGTGTAGGCCATAGCTGCTGTGGTTGTGTGATTTGTAGTATCATCACGCATATAAATTTCTGCAAAGCCTGGGGTTGAAGGTAACGTGACTACGACAAAACACCTGTACCAACCATTTCCGCAGTCAATAACACCGTAGTCAGACAGCGTGGCCGATCCTGTTGAACCGGTATTTACAACCGACCCATCTGTAAGGTCTATGTCCATATAGCCAGCATTATTGAAAGAAGATGTAGTAAAGGATATTCTGGCCCACTGACGATCAACATATTTCAGATAGACGCTAAAGCAGTAAGGCTGCGAAGTTGATATGCCGTCGAATCTATCGTAGGTTCTCTTGAAGCTTGTGTCAGTGCCTTCATCCATAGTAGAAGCAGAAGTTGCTCCATCTGGACCTGTAGCGTCATTGTCAGTAAATGAAGTGCCGGATTGTGTAGTCCAAGCTGCGTTTGTAAACTCAGTGCTATGTGAGGTTAAATTCGTCCTCGCCTCCGTCTCCAACTGGATGCCCTTGTTCACCCAAGAGCTGCCGTTGTAAACGTAGTTGCCGCGACGGGGGAGGTACTTGGCTGCGGTGGTGGTGGGGACGTAGGTGGCTTGCCCTGTTCCACCATCAGGATTTTCTACAATACCACCAAGGTCAGACCTGTATCCCGCAACATGCTTGATTGTTATTGTTTGACCTGTTACGTCACCAGTAGTAACAACTGGAATTGCCCCGGTTTTGTTTGTTAAGTTTACTCCAGTGCCGTCATTTGGGCTAATTCCATAATAGTATAAACCGGAAGTAATAGATAATGCACCAGTAACTTTGCACGTAAAAGACCCATCTGCATTTTCAACAATACTAGCTGTTGCATCCGGTATAGTAGAGGATGTAAAATTGTCAACTCGCGTGACAGAAACAGTATCCAAATCAAAAAACGCACCACCATTTGAATTATTATATCGTTGCCAACTTATATAAAAATAACGAGCAGTTCCTTGTTCAACTCTAGCCTCTAAAGTAAAATCTCCATAACTATTTGTAGCTAACGTTGACCTATCTACATATACAGAAGCAGCACCTGTTGCAGTCAGCAAACCCCCTGATGTAATGGTGCAGTTATTTGCTGTATATACGGCATTGGAAAAATCTTCTGAATACGTCAGCAAATTATGCGGACACCACTTGATGTACCCGTCGCTGTCCACCATCGTCGTCAGGGTGGTGCCGGTGTAGGTGAGCATACCGTCGAAAGTAGTATCCAAGCCGAGTGCTCTGTAGTACTCGTTCTCGAAGTCAGCTACAGTCAGAGGTGAGTACTGAGCAACAGCATAGGTATCTATCGGCAGCGAGGCAGTAACGATACCTGTGTCGCCAATGTCTACATCCCATTGACGGAATAGGGTAATGTTGCCGTTAGCACTGTTCTGGTCTGAACTATTGAATAGTGTAAAATCGTCGCCATCTGTGGCAAAGTCTTGTATACCAGTGAACGTATCATCACGAGCTACTGTTCCACCATTAGATGAAATTCCAGCTTCAGTTGTGCCGTCCGACTTCATGCGAATAGCTAGATTAAACGGTGCGTTAAGACCTTCAGCAAATCCAGTATTAGTAAAGGTGGTCGATATTCCACCTGTACTGTCTCTTAAATAATAGTAGTACCTGTTTAGAGAAGGAGCGCCATAGATTTCCAGTCTATCGTTATTAGTACCCGCCCCACCGTAGGCTAATCCTCTTGTGTCGTCCCAGTCAGAAAGCCCATTTATCTGGAAGCTCATAGCTGTTGTCGAGTAAGACATGTTAGCAGCAGGGATAATCAGCGTCTCTGCTGCACGGGTGACAGTAGCGTTACTTGACCCTGTTGGGATTAGCGAGCTTGGGGTTGAGCCTAATTCAACTTGAACTTCGGCAACATCTACCGAACCAGTTCCGGTTGTAGATGTGCCGGGATAAATTGCCGGATTTACAATTGATCCGTTTCCGATTGTATTACCTGCCATCCAGCAACGATAAACACCACTCCCACAATCTATAATGCCGGAGGCAACACCAACACCAGTCCCTCCTGTTGTGATAGAACCGGCCGTCCCTCCGCTCAAATCAAAATTGCATTCTATATAATTTCCACCATTTCCAAGCCTTATACTTACAGTGGATAAACTATTTGCTTTCGCAAATATACTCATGCAGTATGTGTCTATATTATTAGCGCTTGTATTGCTATTTATAAATGTGTTGCCGGTTGTAGACGATGACGTAACCGTTGTTACGTCTAGCCCAAGGAATGATGTTCCCGCCGCGTCACTTGTGCTGCTTGCAGACCAACCCGCAGAGTCATCAACATAGCTGTATTTGCAAAGATTAGTCCTCTCCTCAGTCTCAAGCTGGATACCTTTGTTGATCCACGCATAGTCGTTCCATACGTGGTTACCTCTGCGAGGCAGGTACTCTGCAGCAGTAGTCGTAGGTACGTAGGTGGCGAAGGCAGCACCAGAAGCCACGCGGGCGTCGGTGGGTACGTTTACCATACCGCCTAGATCATTATAATAAACCCTGATACCACCTACTAAAAAAGATTCGTTTGCGGCGGCTGTCAAATTACCATCGCCACCAGCACCCATAATAGAAACAAACCCAGCTCCATCAGTGTCTACGGATTTTTGCGCTTGGATGTAAAAATACCCAGAACCAAGGGCGGTAATGCTCTCACTATCAAAGGTGGAGGTACCAACAGCGCCCGTTGAAGAAATATCAAAATAAGCAACTGGATTGGCGGTAAATCCAGAGGTTCGCAGGACCATCCAAGCCATATCTTCATATTTTACAATAGCTTCAAACAAAAATGTAGAGTTTTCCCGAACAGTAATCGCTTGCCTAATCTCATGCTGATTTACCACAGATGTTTCAAGCCTAGCCATAGAGACATTATTATACGTCTCGACAGCATTTGTTATAGTAAACCTGCTAACAATATTTGACCAAGGAGAAACAATGCTTTCACTTTGCAAAACCAGATTATGCGGACACCACTTCAGGTTTCCATCCGAGTCAACCATAGTGGTTGGGATACCAGCATTGGTGTAGGTGAACATGGTATCAAAGTCGGTATCCGACCCTGCCACGCGGTAGTATTCGTTTTTGAAGTCTGCTACTACGTCGGGATCATTAGACCCTACAGCGTACTGCGAGAGGGTTACGCCTCCAGTGTCGAGCGTAGGAGATCCTCCGCTGTTTACTCCGATATTGGAGCCTGCACCAGAAGCGATAATAGCCGGGATGGAAACCGTAGGGACGTTAGACGCATAGGTGACGTTAGCCCCGCTGCCTGCAGCTATAAGAAGCGCAAGACCAGCAAGGGTTGGCGTCTGACCGGTGTACGTAATCATAGAGGAAGCAGGACGCAGTGCTCCCCTAGCTACAGTACTAGCTGCGCTAGCTACCAGACCTGCAAGGCTACGAATGCCTCCTAGGTTTGACAATCCCATACTTGGATACTCCCTAGCTTACGATCCGCCGCCTGATACAGTAAAGTATCCTGTGGCTGCAAGCTGGATGGTAAATGCGTTACCGGTTGTAGCCGTAACATCTGCCGGAGTGTTGTCCAACAGGCAGTAAGCCATAATCTTGTCGGTGCTCTGAGGGACACCCGTACCGGCTGCTACGTGTACCAGAACAGCATAGCGAGCAACGATGTTGCCACCAGAGGCGGTCCACGAGGGATCTGCAGAGTCGAAGGTTACGGTACCTGAAGCTTCAGTCCAAGTGACAGTACCCGGGAAGTCTCCGCCAGTCGTGTAGCCGTTGCCGTTAGCTACCTCTGCTGCAGATACGTCTGCGTAGGTAGAATGCGTAAGAGCCGGGGTGTAGCTAGATGTAGCAAGGATAACAGAAAAGTATCCGTCCCCTGCATCGAGGTCGATAGTACCGTCCCCGATATATTCTTTGGTCTTGTTGTAGACCTTCCATGCGTCCGCTGCCATAGTATCAGTTCTCCTTAGGCGTCGATAATCTTGACTTGGGTACCAGCCCCAGCGTCGAATGTGCGAGTAGTCCCGTCAGGAAGAAGGAAGCCCTCTCCTGCTGCTGCGGTGGTTCCATCCAAGGTAACCCAGATAGGGCCACCAGAGGTAGCTACTTCTACGCAGTTATCCTTCACAGTGCCGGTGTTAGCAGAAGTCTGGGAAGCACCAGAAGAAGTCAGAACCTCACTCTGGTTAGCCTTCGACATAATTGGTTGCTTGGAGTGCCAAGTGCCGAATACTACAGATACGGTTGCCATCTACGTGTTTCCTTATCGCGCAGTCTTGCTGCGGTAGCCCTTGGCGTCCTTGCGGCGAACCGTAACTTCAAGGGGGCCTTTGTTCTTGCCGTATCCAGCCTGACGCTTACGCTTCTGAGCTGCCGGTGAGCTGCGGCCCTGACCGAGTGATCCGTCGCCGTCCCGAGACTGAGGCTTCATCTTTGTAGACTTACGGGGTCCACCTGCGTTGTCGCCCTTACGGGTGTAACCCTTAGCCTTAACGGACTCAGGCTTCGGACGAGGCTTGGGGGCCGTTTTCTTCTTTGCAGCAGGCTTCTTCTTTTCAGCCGGGGCTTTGTTGAAGTTGGTCTTTGCTTTACTCTGGTTGGCGTAGGACTTTACACCCTTGTTTTCTTTTTCACGAGCCATCTCAGTTGATCTCCCTAGGTTTAATATCCAGTCTCTCGACTATATCGCTTAACTCAAGCCTTGAATCCGCTTCTTCCCTAGCAGCTCTTTCTACCTCTGCTTTGGAAGGACGACCTTTCTGGGCTTTTTCCTTGTACCCCTTCTCAGCTAGCCACTTCAGAGACTGGAAGTAGTTCTTGCTATCCGGGTTGGTAGTCTCGGCTATAATCTTGCGTACAGCTTCTGACTTAATCTTCTTCTCCAGGTCTCCCCGCATACGTTCGAGGTAGGGTTTGAAGAAGGGGGCTTCACAGATCTTTCTCCAGTGGTCCATACCCAGGAAGTATGTTTCTGCGAATGTGTACTCCTCCAGATCTCCCATCTCCAGGTATAGGCGGTATATGGAAGGGAGGCCCTTTTCTGCGTTATCGAAAGGGGAGAGGCAGTAGTAGACTGAACTCTGGTCAGCGTAGGATGTTTCGAGGAACAGGCCTTGAGTCTTCATGACTTTGGTGGTCGTAAGCATCCTGCTCTTGTCTAGGGGCGCATCTCTATACATAAGGTATATTACCTAAGTTATAAAATGTACCTTAGTCAGAGTATCTATACAAAACACTCTAACTAAGGACATTAGGTTGGTATAAGGTAGGTTAGTAGCTTAAGTAATAACTTAAGGTCTAAAGCAGTCTCTTCGTGCTTTAGTCTATACTATAATTATAACATATTAAAAAAGGGAAGTCAAGAAGAAAAGTGAGATCCTGGATTTTCTTGGAGTAATTTTGAGGGTGTGGTACGTAGTGCAGTGGCCGGGGGGTATCCCCTTGGGTACCGG